GAGCGCTTTGATTGCTAAGTCGAGTGTAGTCACATCGTGTAGTGGCATCGGATCATTCAATGAGAGTGAGTTTTTCATTGCGCGCAATCGGCGGATGATTGATGCGTGAGGGTTTTTGCTCACTGCAAGAATGTCGTCCATGAGTCCAAAGATTGCCATCGTGTGATTTGTGTTCATTGCTTGCTCCAGTACCATTCTTCGTGTTTCTTCGGACAGTTCACCTTGATTCCAAGCTACGCCTTCGCTCATTTCACACTCCACGGTCCCCAGCCGAAGCCGTAACGCTCCATGCCGTAATTGTAAATTTCTAATCCTGCAAGCAAGTTAGTCCGAGCCTGTAACAGATCTTTAGGTTTTGTTATGATGCCCTTACCGATAAGCCATTTGTGCCATGAGCCGTTGATCTGGAGTAGTCCACGTGAGCCACTGAATGGGTCTTTTCGGTTGATGGCGTTCGGCGTGCAATTTGATTCACGCTGCATGATGGACTCAAGCACTGTGCGCTGATCCGGATCCCAGCCGAGGTTTATGGCAAGCGCTGAGAATTGTTTGCAAGCCGTCAAGTAAGGATCAATGAAAATCGTGGAGCTGGTGGTCGTGGTCGGTTCAATGAGGTAAGGCTGGACGCTGATGGGCGCTAGGGCGATAGTCCCAGAGGGCACGCCAGACGCGCTAGGAGCCCCTGTGAGAGCCGTAATCCCGAAGACTGTGCAAAGCACTAGCCCAATCAATTTCTCTGCTAGATAGTTCATCTTTTCTCCAAAGGTATGGGCACGCCCCATGATGAAGCGTGCGATCTGAATGCGATTTGTCCCATTAAGTATTTGCCCGACTCGGGTTCTGTAAAGATTTGTACGAGGATCTCTTGTCCGTTGTCCATCGCGCCGATATAGACGCTGTAATCAAAGATCTGTGGCTCACTCATATTCACTTGCCTTCCGTCGGTGATTCGACCTTAGGGCATGGGTCAAGCTTTAGGTGGGATTTCCCCGAAGACCTTTAGAAATGCAGCTTTCACCCAGATCACTGAGTCTGCAGCTTGTGGTGTGATCTCGATGTGAAACCAGTCGCCCTTAGGTGCGCCGTGGATTGTTGCCTTGTCATACTTGAGCCATGCGTAGCGATCACATCGCCATGCTCGACCATGTGGCTCTGGGAAGTAATCAAGGATGCACTGCAAGCCGAGCTCATTAGCGTTCGCGACAAGTGTGTCAATAAAGATCAGCGCTTCTTTGCGTCCAGCTTTAGGGTTCTTTTCGCTCTTGCGATACGAAAGATCTACAGCTCTGCCAGTGGCGTGCACTGACAATGATCCGGGCTTTCCGCGCATATCTCTTTGACCCCACGACCCATTGTTGAACATGGATCCGTTAGATGCAGCGATTGCTTGCTTGATCCATTCGTTCATGCCGGCACGTGGTGCTGGTGATGCGCCGTCAGCGTTGCCTAAGTAGTCCCTTGCGTTAGGGATGCCCGCTTTAGCTTTGGCTATTGCCACGACCGAATGCCAGATCTTTAGGGTTCACATATCGGATCAATACTGGCACAAGTGCAGCAAGCGCTGCTTTGCCTAGGTCGGCTGGGTCTGTGTTGCCTGTGGAGTACACGGCAATGACTGCAGCGATTACTGAGCGACCGTATGAGGCGAGTAGGGCTTTGTCTTTAGGCTTCAACATTTGGAGCTCCTTCTTTTGACTTTGACTTTAGTCCGTTGCCGGCGACAAGTCCGCTCAATGTTCCAGTGAGAAATACGAGCAAGGTGCTGAGTAGGTCAATGATCTGTGCGTCAGTTGGTGCCTGTTTTTCAGGCTGATCTACAAAGAGAATGCCAAAGATGAATGCAATGACGGTAACTGAAAAGCACAAAGCCATAAGCCGACCAACAAAGACGATCAGCCCTGCGTGCATTTGCTCTGGACTCTTAGTCACACGCTGCCTTAGTAAAACATTGATACTCGACATTAGTTTTGCTGTAGCTGCAACCACTACAGCCCCACAGAACTACGGCGACTAGAAGCGCGTACCCAAAGAATAAACGCCATCGCATTATGCGCCTGTATTAGTGCGATTTTCGTCTGATTGAATTTCTAAAATTTCTTCTTGTTCTGCTGGTGTTGCAGGTCGCACTGTGTCATCAATTTGGATTTCAGTCATGATCAAGATTTCGCGTATCCATAAACATAAATCGTGCCACCTGTAAATGTTCCTGCTGATGGGGTAAAAGTGAATGCCGTGTAGCTGGTTGTGTTGTCTAAGAATCCGCCACCTGCACCGCCACTTGTATCTTTAGCGATTGAAGCGAATACTTTGGTGATTTTGGTGTTGAACGGATCTACGAGTTCCAAGTTCACATTTAGCGAAGCAGCGTTCACGCTTCCAACTTCCCAGCTGGTCGTGTTCGTTCCGGCAAGGCTTGCTGCACCGCCACCGCTGTAGATCGCTAGAGGGATGCCGTAGTAATAACCCGTCGCGGTTGCGCCAAGGGTCATTCGGATTCCTGCGTTAGCACTCGAGCCTGCACCGCCAGCGATCACAATTTTGTAAGAATCGTAAGTAGTTGAGAATGCGCTTGACACGGTTACTGATGAAACTGCTGATCCAATTACCTGCGAAGTTATGAGCGTGAGACCAGATGCACCTACTGCGACCCATGCTGATCCGTTGTAGTACTGCGTCGTATTGGTTGCTTCAATAAACGCAAATTGACCTTGAGCAAGAGTCTTTTCTCCAGTACCGCCAAAAGCCGCATCACGAGTGACCGTGGTTGCAAAAACTGGAATTCCAGAGTTGGTAATATTCAGGTCCGATGCAGTCAGAACTTCTGCTGCTACATATACCGGCACTGATGTTGTTGCATTTGCTCCCATAGTGTCTCCTAACTTAGTGCGAAAATAGTGTCAAGTGTGGAACTGTCAAGAATAAAAAGCTGATAGACGGTTGTCGGGCTGGTGTACAAGGTGACTCTGTGCGGTGACGAGTAGGTAATTACGTGCTCTACGCCTTCTACGAAGGACTCTTGAGCAATGACGCTAGTGGTCGTGGCGCTGGTCTGGATGGTTTTTTCAATGCTGATGGTGTCACCTATGTCAACGACTGCGACTGTGTCGCGCTCCGCATTTGACAGCATTTGGAACTGGGATGAGACACTGGTGAGGACTGGTGTTGGATCGGGTTTGATGAGGTATTCGGCAAGCGTTAGGGCTGATGCGTTGTCGTGCACAAGACTGTTGCTGTAGGACACGGCTTGGATTAGGTATTCGGCTTGTGATGCCAAGTCTTCCGCGGTCTGTGTAGAGGTTGATCCGAGATGTGTCACGCTTGCGCGGTTGATGACTTTGTCGGCACCAAAGTTGATGCTCACTGCATCGTAGGGAGTGTGCGCTGGATCGTTGTCACCAAACTCCACGGAAGCTCCAGCAAGTGTTGCGCCGATGCGCTTCTGGAATGTGAAGACACCTGACCTGTCCACGAACGCTCTGCCCTGTTCAGCGTCAAGAATGTTGCTGAGGTAGCCGTTGACATTTGTTCCCTGACTGACAGTGAATGCAGCCGATCCGCCAAGTGTGGCAACACCAGTTTCTATTGATTGTTCACCGACGCCTTGAAAAGCATCTACTTCTGGAAGAGCAAGAAGCTCCACGACACGCGCTGATGATAATTGTTGAGTGACATTCCATTCGTCCAACACTGTCTGGCTGAGTGTGTATTGAAGATCAATGCAACCGACAGAAACTAGGTCATTGTTGTCAAGACTGAACTGGTAATCGTATGACACGATGTAACCCTGAAAGAGTGACTCAGGATCTCCAAGTGAGTCATAACGATAGAAACGGACCTTGCGCATCGGTTCAATGCCCGGCTGATTGTTAGCAGGGTCATAGGTGCTTGCATCGGTATTGAATGGATTGAACGCGCCATAAGCGATCTGGTCATTCAATGTGAAGCTCATTGTGCCGGCAGTGAATTGATCTCCGATGTCTTTGCGTCCGCGGAAGATGCGTAAGTTGAGGACACCTGTTGTCACATCGGCGTAGGTTGTTCCGGGTCCGAGCGTGTAGGTCGTGTTGTTGAGTAAGCCTTTTGTGCTTGAGTCCAGCACGAATGAGTTGCTGTCCCAGCCTGTATCTATTTCAAGCTTGTAGGTGCCCGAGTCAATTACTGCTGCGGTCATAGCACTTCTATTGCTGCAGGACCGTAAGCGCGATTAGCAGCTTTGATGTTGTCAATAACGATGCGACCGATCTCCGCGCTAGTTGCCATGCCACCGCTGATCGTAATGTTGTACGTGGTGCCACCGCGACCGGCTTGGATTCCTAGACGCTCTTCTGCCGTGAGCGCTGGTGCGTCCATTGAGATAGGGCTCATGCTCATAGCTGATCCGTCAAAGCGTGCGCCGATTGCTTTCAGGTCTGCAAGGTTGAGGTTCGGGTTCTTGAGTTGCTGTTCTGCTGATGCGATTGCGTCGAGTACGCCTTGGACTAGAGCTTCGCCTTGGGTTACGCCAGCCTCATAGAAGCGGTCAGCTGCAAGAGTGCCCAACATGTCAGCGACCGTGTTGAGGTCAGCGACTAGCTGGTTGATCCCATTGGGTCCTGTGATCGCTTCTGAGCCCCCGTTTATGAGCTCTAGGGCGATTGCACTGCCAGCCTCTTGACCAGCCTCTAAGACCTTCCTGAGAGCGCTCTCGGACAAGCCCAATCCAAGCAACTGCTCAACCTGTTTCCCGAAGGATTTCGCACCCATTGCCTGCTGATTGAGTTGAGCAAGGATTGTCGTGCCGGCTTCTTTGGCTGCGTCCGCTGCACCAGAGATTGAGAACTCGCTGGTGACTGATTCTGAGACTGTGGTCTTGAAGTCGTCGTAGGCTTTTTTAGCTTCTTCAAGTTGCTTTGTTGCACCCTCTAGCGCTGCTTTGAATTGTCCTGCGAGTTCTTTTCTTGCTTCTTCGATCTTCTTCTTCATCGTGTCAACTGACTTGCCAGCTTTGGCGACTTCGTCTTCTGTGTCTCCGACTGCTTCGATAACGACTGGCAGAACTTTGTTGCCTACCTTGTCAAAAACATCAACGAGAGTGCTTGCTGATGCGCTTGCATGGTCAAAGCCGAATGCAAGTCCGTCAAAAGTTTTTGCGAGTGCTTTGACATCAATAGCGTTCCCTGTGAAAGCTTCGCCAATTGCTTTGAAAGCGTTGCCGAACTCGCCTTTGAGTAAGTAAACCTGCGACTGCTGCAGCTTGACTGCCTTGTAAAGAATGTTGACAAATTGCGCGACTGCAATGGTTGCACCTTTGACCGTGTTGATGATCGCTGGACCGGCTTTGCCACTCTCAAAAATCAATTGCTGGAAGCCTGCGATCAGACCCTTTTGACCGATGACCGATGTGATGCGCTCGATTGCTGGTGCCACTTTGTTGACTAAGAAAGTTGCAAGCTTGTCAAGATATGGAAGCATCGCTGCGCCAATCGTTTCAACAATTTCACCAAACTGTCCCTGAAGAATCTTTAGCTTCCCTTGGAAGGTATTTGCTGCAGTTGCAGCAGCTCCACCGAACTGCTCTTTGAGCGCTTTAGTCAGCGCTGTCAGGTCTTTAGTTTTGACCGCTGTTTTGTCTAATGGCACACCAAGCTTCTGGAGTGCTGTCATGTTTCCGCCGGCAGCCTTGGCTAGTGCAATGTTTACTGCGTCAAGGTCTTTGCCTGTTGCAGCAGAGATGTCCATTGAAAGATTCAGCAAGTCTTGTGCTTCTGTAGCGTCACCAGTTGCTCGGACTAACGTGGACAGACCGTTTCTTAGGTCAGTGTCAGCGACACCGGAAGCGAGTTGTGCTTTGCTGACGAAACGCTCCATCGAAGCAACCACTGCGTCATTAGCGTTGAGCGTTGCTTTGAGTTGTCGCTCAAGTAGCGCCTGACTCTTTTGATCCTCAGCTGCAGCCTTGACCGCTTTGTAAATAAACGCCGATGCAGCGCCGATCCCAGCCATAGCGACACCGATCGCCGGCAGACTTCCGCCTAATCCTTTGACCTTGTCTTGTAATCCACCGAAAGACTTGCCTGCTGCTTTGACACCAGCGTCTGAGAAGTCTGAGATGATCGGGATGCGAATAGCCATTAGAGATTGCTCCTACTCAGTGCGACACTCAGCTGACGCTCGACTTGCTCGGTGATGTTTTTGATTGCAGCTTCGATGTTGTCTTTGTTTTTTTCTGTGGCTGGATACATCGTCCTAGAAGGATTTGTCGAAAATGTCTTTGCAAGATTCTCTATGAGCGTGTTGTTCCAGTCGTACTTGATTCCCTTGCGCGTCTGGCTAGAAGTAGAACGACCGCCACGACCAGCAATGTCAAACACAATGCCGGCAGGATTCTTCTGCTGGATAATGAACGCGCCTACGGTCTCATATTGCACGCCGTTCTGGAGATTCTTTTTGCGGGCTCTACGTGTATCAATTTTGACAGTGATCCCACGGCTGGCAACGGCTTTGTCAAAGGGCATGATGTGTCGCCATTTGCGATTGAAGCCACGCATCTGAGTCTGACCGATGCCAGCTGGAAGATTGCTTCGAGCATCAGCAATGGTCGGTGCCATGAATGCTCTGTAACTTTTGGTGATGTCTCGGCGCAGATCTGGGGCGAGTTTGTTCAGCCTCTTGAGATCCTCTTTGATCCCGATGATCTGAATTGGTTTGTTCGCCATGTCATCACTTTCTGTTTCTTTCTTCTAACACAGTAGTGACAGTGAGTAGGTCGGCGGTGTCAAACTCTTCTGAGTAAAAGCGCGGAGCCCACGAAAGAGCAACTAGTAACTCTGCTAGGAGCCTTCTGTGAGTTCCGCTTGGGTAGGGTTTTCAATTTCCTCCGCGACCACATCCACCGAAATGAGCTTTGCAATGTATTTATCAAACTCACCCGGCACCACGATCTTGGCTTGCTTGCAAGCTTCCCAAGCTAAGAATGCCAAATCTTCGACTCCGACACCGTTCGCCATGTCTGATGCTTTGCGCTTGAACCTTCGTTCCCATGCAACAAGTGTCACCAGATTGGTGGTGACTTCGTAAGGCTCTTTGTCTTGCTCTGTCACCTTTAGGTGCAGTTTCATTTCTTCTCGCTTTCGTGTCGGACCGGTGTGCGGTCAGTTGTTATGTTTCGTCAGAAGTAAAAACACCACCATTGAAGGTGATGCTTATTGTTCCTAGAGCTCCCAGCGCGGTCACGATTGGCAGCGCAGCTAAGAAGGTTCCTGTGAAAGTCAGACCCGGATTGGTTGCAGAGTCAGCAGCGCTAGTTGGCTTTACGATCACGGTCGTGGATGTGCCGACTAGTGATTTTAATGTTGCCCAAGTTTCTGTGGCTGCAAAACTGGCGTAGAAGTCAAGTGTGACTGAGTGACTGCCGAGACCTGAGACATACTTGCGAGAAGTATCGCCGAAAGCGGTTGCTTCAAGCTGGTCATAATTGATGTTGACAGTCGCGCCAGTGCACTGATCGCTGAGATCAACGCTGTTGACGGTCGTGACTGGTGATGAGAGATAAGTGGATGTCGCCATTTTGATTACTCCTTAGGTGCTTTCTTGTATTTAGGTTTAGCAGGTTTTTCTTCTTCTGTGGTTGATACCTCAGCAAGCTCTGTGATGAAGCCACCAGCAAGAAGCGCTGCAACATTGATCCCAGCTTTTGGCACGTACAGATCACCGATCTTGCCAAGCTTGTCTGATGCGATTAGGTAGCTCATGCGGTCTGAGCCTGCACTTCAATCATCATCTCATATGCCGGCAGGACTACGCCACCGACATCAACGCTGGTCGGAGATCCTGATGTTGCTCCAACATTTGCGGTCATTACTGCTGCAGCCATATTCAGAATGTTACCCAATGCGTCAGAGTTGCCCGGACCCATTGAGATGATCTGAACTGGGAAGGTCATTTTTGCAATGTTGTAGTTCCACATTGTAAATGATGGTGCTGAAATATACACACACGGGGGTCGCAAGTTTCGGGGGTCCGTCACGATTGGCAAGGATGTTGCTGTCGCCAGTTTTGTTCCCAATGCGCTCATCGCATTGTTGAATAGGTCGGTGTAGTTGGAGACTGTCATGCGCAGGCTGGGCGATCAATGCCTAGAAGTTGTTTGATCTGACCGTTCATGCCGGGCACAGGTGACTGACCCATATCTTGGAAGCTTGAAAAAACATCCACGGATCCTCGAGCTTTATAGAGAGCAGCGCCATACATCACTGATCCGAGGAATACATCTTGCGATGGGACTGTGGTCAGTGAGTCAATGTATCCCGCTTCTTGCCTACGCCTGTAGCAGAACGCGTTAGCAGCTGCAGCACAAGTTGTCGTAAAAGTTTGATCTCCAGCTGTGGCAACTGTGATCCCGAGCCAGTCAAGAATGTTCTGGCTTGTGGTCCACGTGCAGGTCAGCGTGTATGCAACAGTGCCGGTCGCAGCAACACGATTGACATCGCTTGCGGTCTTGGCATAAAGCACCTGATTTTGGATCGGCACATTGAAGTCATAGAGCAAGTCGCCTTGATCATCTGTGCCTATGTACAGATATTGGGGAAGTGCCCTGACTGTGTATGTGCCATTGAATGTTGCATCTACCGATGCCACAACGATTGACTCGCCGACTGCAATCTCACTGGGGGTCAGGAGTTGCAGTACGGCGTAGTCATTCAGCAGGTACTTATGGGTGACGCTGTATGTTGCCATGAGCGGATGCTCCGCTCTCGACTAGGCGATCGTGATTGACTGGATAAAACTTGACTTGGCAACAAAGGTTGCAAAGTACTGGTGGATCGAGAGTGTGCGTCCGAGAGTTGATGGGTTCTCGAAGCTTTGCAATGATGCACCAGATTCGTAAATCTCAAAGCCTGGGGCGTACACGACAAGCATGGTTCCCGATGCAAAGTTGTTGTCAACTACAAGGTCAAGACCAAACACATCCATTGCGTTATATGCAAGACCGCCTACGCGACCAATGCTGTTCTGACCGATCACGCCATTTGTGGTGTAACCAAGTACAGGTCGCTTTGATCCGTCAAGTTGCTGACCCAATTTTTGCCAAACATCTGGTGAG